CAGGGGGGATATCATCACTTGTAAAGTTGATATCTTCTAAAATAATAGGCGAACTATTACCGATTGCTTCAGGACCTTGCGGCGTCATAATACCTTCAGGTCTTGGATCTCGTACCACTTTCGGATCGCCTTTTATTTGCGGCGGTCTATTCTGCTCGTTTGGCTCATCTACAAAAGGACGGCCAACCATAGCCCCCGTCCAGACTAGATCGTTTCCTCGGTATTCATACTGCTTAACTAAATCGGATTTACTAAATAGGAATCCCGAATAATCACACACCCCTACAGGCTCAATACTATTTTTTCTAACAAACCTTCCTCGTCCTGCATTGACCTTATATCTCTTAAGATTAATCACCGTATACCTCCAGAGTCAGCGGTACTTCCGTTGTATTATTAATTACGGCATTAGTCATACTCTCTTGATATTTAGCTCTTAAGCCTTCAGTTTTTTCAGGAGCATATTGCTCTGCCAGCATTTCGGCCACGCCGTAAATAAGAGGCATATAAAAATACGAGGGAATATCAATACCTTGCGTGTAACTTTCTAGAGTTTCTATACTGCTTTGACCGCTATACATTATTAAATTATACATTGGAGCAGCAGTCTGCCAAATGTAGAGGGATGGAGTCCGCTGGTAGTCAACATAGTAAATAGTAGGTCTACCGATTTGCGATTTATTTGGATAAGATAGATATTCATATCTGGATACCTCACTCATGATGGTATCCTGGCTTATACTATTAAAATAAAGTTCTTCAATATCAAGTGTGTATCCCCCTGTTTCTTTAATTCTATATGCTCTTGCATAAATTGGATCAGGTACATAAAACCATGAAATCACGTGGGCTTTATATGGATAAAGGGTAGGACAAGTAAAAACGGTAAACCAATTTATCGTATCTTGTGAGGCTTCTAAAACTAAGCTATATGGACGATTAGAAACATAACTTTGGATGCCGATAATGCTGATCTGCTTTGTAACTCCCGCTCCATAATCATAAGAAATATTGCCGTCTTGAACCTCTTGCCTACATCTTGTTGCCGGATTACCGTCAAAAGCATAAGCAGCAATTCCTCCGCCGTTTCCATCATAAGTATTTGCCGTATTTGATTGCGGTGTTCCATTTAATTGTCTTACGTTGCCTCGCAAGAATACCTGAAATATTTTCTGTATATTGCCTGGCAAAGGATAGGATGCTTGTCCCGGAGTTAAAAACACAGGTTCTAGTTTTAATGTCCATAAGTTGACGTTAGAATTAGTCCAATCACTTAAAATAAAATTGATAATATTAAGTGCCGAATTATATTGCTCGGCAGTAACCATGCTAAGCGGCATGCCGATTAACTCATAAGCTTTTCTGATAATCAGCTCTCCTTTTATGTTGCTAAAGCTATAACTTCTACTAGTCGCCGGCATTTTTAATTTTCCCTTTATAATTGGATAGGATAAGAATTTGCTATATGAAGCACAACAAGCTTATTATGCTGTGCTTCTGCCTCTGCAAGTAATGTTTTAAATTCCTCTATCATATATTATTTTAGGCCGCCGATCCTGTTGCTCCTATTACGCCAAGAGGCGTAAACATACCAAAAGAATAACGACCCGATGCCAGTACCGACATAGTCTCGGTTGTTGCATCGGTTGTTACGTTAATTTTAAGCGGTCGTCTTACGAAATGCTTACGAGTACCTTTAACGTTAGTTAATCCAAACCAGTTGCTAGGGCTAGTTAAGAAGTGGCTTACTTCATAACCGTTTGGAATAGCTTTCATGTTATAAATTGCATTTATATCGTTATTAGCCGTTCCTGTTCTAAATACAGATTCAAGTAACCTGCAACCTGAGAACATTAAATCTTGCGGAAGTAACAATCTATCAATTTGAGCATTGATTAGCAGTCCTGCCTGATCTTTCATTTTACCGGCAAGGATTACTGCCTGCTCAACTCCTGCTTCGCTAAAGTCAACGTTAACATTAACGCCGTTATATGATCCGACGCGGTTGGAATAAACACCGCCGTCGTAAGGCTGAGAACCGGAGCAAAGAGGTTGCCCGTTAGCTAGAGTTGCTGCTACGTTAAATGCCTGGTTAAACGGATTCATCGCTACTACTTCTCTGGTTTGTTCATAGGAAGTAGTAAGTGATCTTGTGCCGTTAAAAAACTGATCGGCATAAAGATCGTCTTCCATGGCAATATTAGTAATCTGGAAGCCGAGAGCAAACTCACGATGGATAAACTCATAGATAAACCGCTCCCCCATCGTATCCATGCTAATCGGTGCTCCTTGGCTTTTCTCAAGAGCGTATCCGGTTCCTCTAATATCAACCATTCTTTCCGTATGTTTTACGGAATTAGATTGTTCGTAGATTTTGGCATATTCCCCTTTAAAGCGAGTATATTGGGATTTGACCTCGGCAAGTCCCGGCCAAAGCAGACTTGGAATATCACCGGTTGTTATAATAGACATAATTATTTACCTTTATTTTTAGTTTTCTTTACTGACCCTGCCTTATAACAGGTTTTTTCTTCTTCTTTTTGGGTAGATATAATCCTTCCTTTAAAAGAGCCGGCATATTGCCGCTTGTTATTATGGACATAATCTTATACTCCTATGCTCCTGCTGTTGGACCTGCTACGCCGCTTGAGCCGTATATATGCTTGTTAAACTTAACTAGTAGATTAGTAAACGGCATGTTTACCCCCGGGACTAATCCTGTAGGATTTGCGTTGCCTGTAATGACCGGATCAATACCGATAATTTTTACGTCTAGAGTATTGGTATTTGCAATGCTCGAGCCGTCAAGATAGTAAACAGAGCCGTATATATTACTACCCGTGCGTGGATTTTGACCACCGGCGATAGCAATATCTGAAGTAAAAGTTATTCCTGCTACCGATAAACTACTATTTAGACCAACCTGGGTATTTAAAAACACTATCGAAGCATCAGCGTTTGCGATAGAGCTTGATACTTGAACTCTGAATACCGCCATTGGATCATCATTGACATATGCAATAATAGGCGATCCGGCTTTTACCGCTCTACCACCCGGCCAGTAATCAGATTCAACAAGTATACCGGTATTTGCATCAGTATAAGTACAGCTTATAAGTACACCGATAAAAGCATCTGCCTCTGCCGTTGCAATAGCTTGTACCTCTGTTCCGTCAGTTTTTGCCGATAACTTTTGCGGGGCTATCGTTCCGCTCATTGCGGTAAGACCAGGGTTGCTGACAAATTTTACGGGATCACCCTTAAAAATACTGTTTGGCTGCGTGGTTAAGCCGTCAGTAGATGCGTAAATAAAATATTGACCTAGTTTTTGTGTTCCGCCGTTTCCTATTTGAGACTGAACTACTTCCAAACCATAAGGTCTATTAATGCCGTTAGACATAATTTCCTCGTATATTGTTAATTATTAAAAAATGTAAATATTTTAAATTTAAAAAAGATAAGCTAATTCAAGCTCAGGAGACCTTTTAACGTCTAGTTATGACGATAAACTTTGTTATAGATAAGTTTCAAAACTAGCCTTTTTGTGTCTTGCGATGACAGAGGTAACTTTTAAGAAAAGATTTAGCTACAAACTACGCCTTTTAACGTCTAGCAATGACGGAGACCTTTTTAAGCCCGGTCATGACTTTTTTTACCTAATTATATTATAGCAAAAATACTGCTGCTTTTGCAAATCGTACTACTATTTAGATTTGGCAACTATCCCTTTAATTACCAAATACCACCACGGATACGCCATCAAGTACGGGAAGCAAATTACCGAGCGTATCGGTTGCAAAAATAATGACCTCAGTAGCTGACCTCGACCTAAAGAACACCTGAAACGGTGCTATGACTTCCGCTCCTCGTGCGAGCGCCGTTAATACTAAATAATTACCATCAGGAAAAGGAGTAGCAAACGTTATAACATATGACCCTTGCGCTCCGCTAACCGATGCTATATTAAAGCTGCTCTCTATCTGAATATTATTACTTGGGGCATTATTATCATAAAAGAAACAATAAGCTTTAGCGGTAGCAGGATTTATAATCTTCCCCGGTATGCTCATATTACCGATATTATCGATTTGGGTACCGTTTAAATTGATTACTCCATCATCTACAGTAGCAAGGTTAATATCCTCACTCCCGCTTGCCGTGGTAATCGTATTTACCGAGATTAACAGATTACCGACGTTAATGCTCGATAATTGGAATAGACTTTGAGCTAAATTAATAATTACGTCCCCACTACCCCCGTCCCCACTTTGAACGTCTATATTACTGCCGCCGCCTATTTTTCTGGTAATATATGAAAGCGGAGTATTACCGGTTATTACTAAAAATCCATTCTGTACCTGAGTAGCCAGGTTATTTAAATTATTCAACGAATCGGCAACCTTAAAAATAATGTTACCGGTAGGAGGAGTAATGGTTGAATTTGTAATCTGGAGGCTATTATTCTGACTTTCCGTAGAAAAACTTACTATGCCGCTACTACCGCCTCCAAAAGGTATTACCTGCCATACTCCCGTGCTAGTTAGATTCTCGGTTAGATATATCAGTATTACTTCCCCGGGAATAATTACGTTAGTTAGCGGCGTTCCATCATTATATAAAAGGGTAAAGTCTTTTTGCCCGACATTATTAAACAATAGGCTTATGCCGGTTTCTACAGTATTAGCCGGGGGAAGAGTAATCGTATAGACATCACTGCTAGATATAACATCATTAATATCGCTTGCAATCTCTCCTTCCGTTCTTGGATAAGCCCAGGATAGTTTAATATCGTTATTTAGTATGATTCTGGAATAGGACATCTACTTAATTTATCCCCTGATATTTTTTTCAGAATAAGACTTATCGGAAAAAGGCATTAGCGGATTAAATACATCGGTCTTTACTCTCTGCAGAGTGTCTCTCATGATTCTAACGGACTTCTTCTCGTAATATTCTCTCTCTTTTATTCCGTAACGTTCATCTCTTGCAAGTAAGATCGTATCGCCCGTAGTAATGCAGTCGTTTTCCGCTCTTAAGTCCCCCCTGTAAGTACGTTTGTTTTTAAGCCGATCGGGTGAGACGATATACCACTTTTGAGCAAGTAGTCTGTTAATACGATCAGGGCTATTGAGAGCAAAGTAATATTCTTCATGCGGTTGCTTGATTTCATCTATTAAAGCCTTAAAAGGACAAGTCGAATCGGTCGGACGATAATCAAAATCATCCTGCTCCAGGTCATGCTCCCTAATATCTCTATCTATGGATTTAAACTCGCTATTTCTATCCTGTTTGTATTTTACTGCCATTATTTTAACCTCATTTCTTTTGGATATTGTGCTAGATGTTGTAAATATTGTTCATCGGTCTGACCGAACGCTAGTGCCGCTCTTTTCTCGGCCGGTGTAAGTGTTCTTATACTCTTCTCGGGTTTTGGCTCGCTCTGTACTCTGCTTCGAACGGGGCCAAAATGTTTGGCGGGAATACCGGCAGGTGAACTATCCTGCATCTTTAGATTATCGATATACTCATCAATCATGCCGTAATAACTACCGGAGCCGATTAAATGCCCCTTATTGGTCGTTTCATACTTACGGTCTAACTTCCTGATAAAGGATAATACTGACGCCGCTAGCTTCTCGTCATATTCGGGAGCGTTTTTATCTACCTCGGGATTATTATCAAGCCAGCTATATAATCTATCTTCATATTCTCTTGCCCTAATCTGATTAAGCTCTTCTTCAGAATATTTGTTTGGCGGGAAACTGGTTATTCTAGATGCCTCATTCAAGGCATGGGTCGCCTTTGAAATGTCCGCAGTAGCTCTGCTAACCCCGGCAGCATCTCCGCTTTCCAATGCTAATTGAAGCCGTGCCTGAGCCATTTCAAGTTCGCCGGCAACATTGTTCTTATAATGGGTAGAACCGGTATTAATAGCTTGGCTGAGCATCTGCTCCATTTGTAGTTTTTCTTGCTGTAACTGCTCTAACTGCTCGGCAAGCCTTGTCTTCTCTTCCCGTTCTTTTTTTAATTTAGACCAGTATTTCTCCTTATCTTTTTCAAGGCCAGAAGTTTTAACGGGTTTTTCCTCCAGTTTTGGGGTATCCTCGGGAATATCGCTTTTATCATCCTCGCCTTCTAAGCCCTGCGACCCTTGCTCCAAGTCTTTAGTTTTGACTTCTGCCTCGCTGGCTTCTTCCTTTGAATCTTTATTTTCAGTTGCTTCTTTTAAAGGTGGAATAGCAGCGTTTAAGTCGCTTGTATTTTCAATATCTATTTTAAACATATTCTTACCTTGATACTTTTGATGGATTATCGACTAGCAGTTTGATTTTAAAATCCTCTACCATAATTATCGGCTCACCCTCATATTTTGACTGCAAAGACGAGCCTCTAGGGAATATGACCCAATCCCCCTCTCGAGCATAAGGACCGCTTGGAAACTGATCACCCTTATAACTATCAGGACCGAGCTTTAATACCATCCCGACCATCGAGTTGTATTCCAGGTCATCCTCTATGCTACTCGGCGGTTTTATAATTCCGCCTCTTGTAACTTCTTCCACGGGCGGTTTGTAAATAAGTATTAATACATTAATGCCGGTAACGGATACTTCCTTGAACTTTTCAATCATTACCTCCTTATTAAAAGCTTGCAGATCAATACCCTCCGTTTTAAAATCCTGTGATTTATAGTTAATCATCTTGTTCTACCTCAATTAAATATTCGTTAAATATCTCAAGGGCAGTCTCCAAGCCCTTAATAACGCCGATACAGTACTTGTACTCATGAAGTGAGTTAATGGACGTAGGATCGATTAACGCCCCTGTCTGGGCATTAATTTCATCGCTAATTAGCTTTACTAGATTACCTTTAGCCCCAAACATCCTACTTCTTCTCCTTAAGTGCCTTACCTTTTTGACTACAAACTCCTTTTCTGATCTTAGCTGCTGCTGCTGCTGCGTATTTTTCCGGTTGCCGACATTCTTTCATTTTTTTTAGTGCCAGTTCTCTTGTATGCCTATTCATAAATTACCTCTTCTTTTTTTGGTATGGATAAAATTTGCGACCGTAGCGCTTCTACTTGAGCTTTTAACTCAGCTTCTTTTGCTTTGTATTCCAGCTTTAGTAATTCAAGCTCGTTTGCACGTGTTATTTCCTGCTCTTTGGTTAGTACGTCTATTACTTTTTCCTTCTCGTTTAACTGGAGTTTTAAAAGTTCAATTTGATATTTCTGCTCGGCAAGTTGTTGTTGCTGGTTAACTTTTAATTCAGCTAAATACTTCTCTTGTTCCAGTTTTTCCTTATCGAGCTCGATACTCATTTGAGTTTTATAGCCGTCAGCTTCAATATTTAAGTGAGCTAGCCGTTCTTTTGACTCTACTTCAAGCCTCCTCTGCTCAATATCGGCAATCTGTACCTGCAGGGCAGGGTCTATAGGTTGCTGCTGCTCTCCTGTCTGCTCCGGCGGTACTTCAGGTAGCAGTATCTTATCAATGTCTTTAATACCGAGTCCCTGATAAACCTTTAAGTATACCTCTCGCATATTATGTAGCTCGGGATTACCGCTTGCTATTTTAAGCAGGCTCTCTGCCTTGATAATTCTTTGCGTCGAAGATTCAACGGACGGGTCGGAAGTCGGGATAATATTGACCGCTTTGTCTTCTTGCCGATAAAACATCCGATAAAAAAGCTGTAATTCTTCGCTAAAACTACTATGAACGGTTCTCATTATTGCCGATTGCACCCTGTGCGATACCTCAAGTAACGCAATCGTAGTACCGACAGGCGTATTCTGGTTATTCTCAGCAAGCCCTGCCTCTGTCGTAGATGCCAGCTCCTGTGTCTGTGCCGTTACCCTGTTTATATATTCAAGTAGGGCAGGAGCCGGTCCGTTTGCAGGTATCGGCATAATAGCATCTCTTAAGGGGAGATTACTTGTCGTAACCGTTACTACCTCCCCCGGCTCTATCGTGATATCGTTATTTGTTGACTTCAAACCTTTAGCTTTGATAAAGGCAGGGCAATTCTGGAAAACAGCCGCATCAATTGCCATCTGCTGCATAATGGTTAAACTCTCGGAATTAGTCCCGAGAACCTGCGCAAGACCAAGACCGTAAATATCAAGACCGGGGAATAAATTATAATGAACAAAGCAATTGATCCTGCTCTTACTCTCATCTTCTTCCCGCCAATTCGGTACTACCGAGACAATCTTATTACTGATGCCGCAGCGGGTAATTACATACGGAAGCGGTATGGATACTTCCTCTTTATCGCTACTAGTAGTAAAAAACTCGTTTAAATCAAGATACTCATGCGTCTCATAAAAAGGAAAGCGTGAGGCAGTAGGCTCGGCCTGGATAACTCCGCTCTTCTCCTCACCGCTACTACTATCACTAATATCGGCATTCTTCTCAAGGTACTCAAGGTCAACTCTTGAGAATATTCCATTTTGCATATTAAAGAGTATTTCTCTCTTGGTTAAATGCCGAATATGAGTAAGCCGATTTGATTCGCTTATACTTGAGCAGTTATTATCAACTAGAAAATCCTCAGGGATGATAAACCTGCTAACGGGCTTTGCCGTAATCGGGTCATAGTAGATCTTACGAAACACGCACCCGTAAACTATCAGATAAAGCAAGAACCGATCATAATCAGGGTAAAACCCTTTATCCTCTGTTGTTAGGTATTCGTTTAGAGCATCCCTAACCAGTCCGCCTTTTACTTCATAATTTTCTTCATTCTCATTAACAGGGCGTAAATTAGGTGTTAGCGGGTCGATTTTAAATCCAACAGGTCCCGTGCTAGGTAACAACTCGGAGCGAAGCGTTGCCCAAAGCCGAAGCACGCTCGTTGAAAATGTGGTATCAATCGTATCTACCCTGCTGTTTTTAGAACTCTTAGCAGAAGTCTTTTTCTTCTTTCCTCCTCCATCCTTAATACTATCGATACTAAAGCCAAGATACGGTTTTGCCTTTTCAATTATATCAAGCCATGGTGCGCGATTGGCTTTATCTTTTTCCGTAACGGTTTCTAAATAAGCAGCTAGTTTTTCCTTAACACTATCCGGTAGTTCATCTGCTATATTCGTATTAAAGCTACCAAGCTCTTTTGGAGATATTTCCTGATCTATCTGCAGAAGAATATTATCCTCTACGGCTTTAAGCCCGCCGTCTTCTAAGTCATACTCATTGCCCTTCATTTCTAAAATATCAGGCTCTATGGCAAAGCCCGCTTCCTCTCCCCGACTATCAAAGTCATTATCCTGGTAAGGAAAAGAGCTTAAATCCTCAAGTAGCTCTTTTTCCTTTTTGTTTTTTCTAGCTCTAGCCATTACAAATATTTAACCATAATTAATGTATTAGCTCCTCATCCTCATCGACCTCATCGGTAACATGCATCAACGCATCATTATCACGTAAGTAAAGCATTACCTGCGTCATCGTATCGACAAGGTCTCTTGATTCACCGGTTGGGAAAGTTATAACCGTCTCTAAAAACTCCTCGGCAAACCCTTGAAGTCTTTCAGGGTTTTTCTCTTCGGTGGGTAAGTATACAAGCCCGCACTCAATAAGCGGCGCAGCTCTCTGTACTCTTGCTTTCTTATCGCCTTTTGGTGTGTACCCAGTAGCAGGAATACCGGCTAACCTTAAATCCCGAATGAGCGGATCACCCGTTGCCTTTGCTTCTATCAAACAACTATCAACTCGGCTTTGGGCAGGCATAGGGTTTTTATGCTCGCCCGTATCCTTATAATCTTTGGCAAGTCTTTGAGCCCTGCTTCGGAGCTCCGGATAACCCGCGCGACCCCGCCACATAGAGAGCAACATTATCCGGTGTAGTCGATCTTCAAAGTTTCCGCCCCATACGCCCCAGGTAGTACAGGCAGAATAAGCCGCTGTTGGCTCATCGGAAATTGCCGTATCCCAGCTCTGGATAATATGGTCGAATTTAGGCTTAATCGGGCTAGTCCAGAACTTAAACCATTTTTTCTTGATGATTCCACCGCCGACGGGAGACGGTCTTTGCTGGCATTGCCCTGCATATCCGTAAGCACCGAGCGATCTTTTTAAGTCATCAACTTGTTTTTTGTTAAAGCGTAAGTCATTTAGCACCTCTCCCTCGAAGCTTCTCGGATCTTCCCAAATAACTCGGTCTATGCCGAGCGGTACCGTAATACATCTGCGGCTTCCTTCAAATTCCAGCGGCAAGACTAACTCTACCCAGTCATCCTCGCTGTCGTTCTTTCTGATATAACCGGTTAGATCGCTCTCGTGCGTTCTTTGCTGGACCACTATTCGGCAGTCATTAGCAGGGTTATTCGAGCGGGTAGACATTCTCTGCGTCCACCAGTTAATTACGTTCTCTCTTTTAACGGCAGAGATATCACAAGGATCGTTAGGGTCATCAATGATAATAATTGATCCTCCCTTACCGACGGTTTTAGATACCACGCTTGTTGATTGCCTATATCCCGTTTTTGTATTCTGGAAAAAACTTTTAACGTTCTGGTCTTTTAGCAGAGGGAATCTATAGCCCCAATTATCCTGATACCAGCTACTCTCAAGTAACGATCTATTCTTCTGCGCATGTTCAAGACTTAAAGCATTTGTACAGGATACGCATAAAAAACGTTCGGTAGGGTTATGTATCCATACCCAGGCAGGAAAAGCTACCGATATTAAATTGGTCTTACCGGTGCGAGGGGGGACGTTGATAATCAACTTCTTTATTTGCCGCGCGTAAACAGCCTCTAAATGCTCGGCTATCGCCTTTATATGCCAGCTATCCGTATAAGGCATGCTACCCTCTATATAAGGCCAGCTCAATTTGAAGAACTCATATAAAGAACCTTCAGCGATTGCTAGTTGCTCCTGATGGGCAAGTACCGCATCCAGGTAATCAAGCTCCAAGCTAGACATTAAAGCCTGAGATACTTGCGGTATTTTGATATGATTAAAACCGTGCTTCATTTAAAACTAATATGTTTTAACTATTTCCTTTATCGGTAAAATCCTATTGGTAATTTCGTACCTTTATGGGATTAGTCCCTCTATTTAAAATAATTATAACACAGCACTCTCTAATCTTGATTTTCCCGTACTTTTTTTGGTTTAATGTTAAATGATTATATGTTAGACAATTAGATTAACATTTAAAAATATGCACTAATATATAGGTTTTGGAATATGATAATAAAGAAAACAGCTCTGGTTCTAACAACTCTACTCATAGCTAATACGGCGTTAGCAGATAATTATCCAAAGGAAGAAAAAACTACTAATTTTATTGTCACTCCCTCTGTAGCTTATAGATATGATGTTTTTAAATGGTCTATTCCTCACCCTGATTTTGATAAAAAAGGTTCTGAATTAACATGGAAAAATTATATTGTTCAACCTTCTATTAAAATTGAAACAGAACCTCAACCAAATTCATTTACTTTTTTAGGTCAGGGTAAATACGGATATATTTTAAAAGACAAGAGTAAATCGTGGGATAAAGATTGGAAATTTCCTAAAATAAAAGGATCAAAGGAGAGAATAACAAAAATTGATTCAAATAAAGTATCGGCTGTTAAAGGGAATATTCTAGATTTATCTGGAGCTATCGGTTATTCGGTAAATTTATTCAATAACAATTTGCTCACTTTTTATCTCGGTTATGATTACACTGCTTATAAAAACAATCAATATGGTATACGACGACTGGTTAATAATCGAAATGATATAATATTGTCATCTGATCAACTTGTTACTAGATATAATTTTCAAACAAAAGCACCATGGGTTGGTTTGTCATTTAATATTCCTCTAAATGATAAGTTCTTAGTCAAACCGACAATCAAATATTATTCTTTTAAATATATCGGAAAAGGTTATTGGTTATTTAGAGATGATTTTAAAAAGAATCCTAGTTTTAAAGATACTGCTAGAGGGCAAGGTCTTGGAGCTGAAGCTGATTTAGTATATAAATATTCTGATCATCTAGATTTTAACATTAATCTAGAGACAAAAATATTTAAAATGAAAAAAGGAAATCAACAGACTTTTTTAGCTGTTGATCGGGTAAATCATAAACCTGAGAGAGTTGATACTGGAAAATTACTTGGTTTAAGTCTCACATCCTACTCAATTAGCGGAGGTATTAAATATAAATTCTAACTTCTTTAAATCTGGTTATAGTTTTTTAGCAATAATACACAAAATTTATTAGTCAGTTTATAACATGGTCGTTTTTTTTGTAATTTTTTCTGTTAAGGTTTAAAAAGATGAGAGTTTATAACTTTTAAATTTAAAAAGGAGGATCAAGAGTGAAGAGTAAATTAAATCCGGTACCGGCAGCAAAAAGAACGCAAGAAAAAATAAATAATCTTAAGGATAATTATGTGGAATTAAAACGTGAAGAAGCACAAAAGTTAGTTAACCTGAGTTACGGATAAGCGATTTTCGGTTTAGAAGGTTTAATTTGGTAAGCGATGAGAGCTGCAAAGAGAGAAGCGAAGAAATTTGTAGGTGATCTATGTT